AAATCCCTTGTTCCCAATGCAAGGTATCTAAATGCATCTGCGGCATGACTAGTCCAGTCGTGTAAAGGTTTATCCCTATACACTTTACGTTTTTCATCGTAATCTTTCCGGTATTGCCGCAAAGCCTCAACCAGTACACTACACTGTTTTAAATCGAAATAACACCTTGGAATTATCGTTCTTGCAGCTTCTATTCCATCTTCAATAAGTACATGCGGACAAACATGGAACCGTAATCCGAGGTCTCTAGCTACTTCAAATCTTGATTTACCAGTCCCCATTTCTCTAACTTTGATGTCATGAGGAGCTATATGTTTCCCATATACATAATCTTTTTCTCTAATAATCTTAACATAATGAGGGATTCCTTCTCCTTGATTCTCATAATAATCTATAATCCTATATTCTTTACCAAATTGCTGAAAGAAGATAATAGCTGTAGAATCACCCATTCCTAAGTCCCAAGCTGTATGAACTTCTAATCTAGGTTCATAAGGAACTTCTTTTATCCGATCTTCAGCTAAAGCTTTAGCCATTAGACTACCATAGTAAGAACCAACTAATGGTGCATCAAAACTACAATAAAATTCTTGCTGGATTAATTCATCAGGCATTCCTGCTGAACGTTCATCTTCTATTGCTTCTGCAGGTACAGCTCCTGTATCATCAACACTTAACCTTTCACAGAACCATCGTTCATTTCCAGTAGCCATATTAAAGAGGTCATATCCGTGATTTCGACCTCTTGCGGTGTAAATAAAAACCGCCCATCCTCCGTTCTCTGCCAAAATGGGACGAACGAGATCCCAGGCCCTCGGATCCTGAAGACTGTATTCTGAGAAGATGACTCCAACGGGGTTTGATCCCACCAAGCGGTCAACGTTATCTGTTCCAACAACCTGGTAAATGGATCCATTTTTAAGTTCAAGTCTCATGTCCGTGTTGTTGACAGCTGCCCATAATTCTTTTGGAAAGTGCTCTAGAAAACCTCTTCCATCTTTTGTCATCCCATCCCATACAATTTTTCGTCCTTGGTTATATGTTGGAAGTAAATGCCAATATAAACCTCTACGTTTTAAGGCAGCAGTTACACACCAATTAATTGATAATAAGTCTTTTCCTGCTCGTCTGTGCCATACAGCAACTGCACGCTTACCACCTTTTTCTAAAAACTCCCAAAGGCCTTTTTGGTAATCACGCGGTCGCCAATCATGTGGGACCGTAATTTCCATAATTTATTTTTCTTCTTTAGCAAAGCTTAGCACATTAACATTTAATCCACCATCTACTAAAGCATCCATTTCGATAGCTTTTCGTTTTGGTGCAACATATTGTGCTAATTCCTTATTTGCCTGAAATCTTAATTCTGGAGTATTGCTTTGATCCATGGAAATCTTAGCCAGAGCTTCTATTGGATCGCATCCAAGTTCTTCTAACTTAGATTGAACAGCTTTTGTTTTTTCACCTAAAGAACCCTTAGGTCTTCCTGCTCCTTCTCTGTATCCTCCAGCTCCTTGTGTACTCATTAAAATATAATTGCTCCTAATATAAATGCAACTACTATAGCAGCTGCCGTATATTTACTCTTTAGACAACAGTTCAGAGACTGTTGGACTAATAGTTTTATTTTCTCTAACATAATCCTCCTCCAAGGTTTCAAATGTCGCCACTTGATTATCTGTCAATGCAACTTGTTTCCTTGCCTCCGGATAAGTAGGAGCTTCTAGAAACATAACACGTACATTCGTTGTCAAATCTGGCTTATCCATTATACGTACTTTCCATTGCATTGTATACTATATACTTTGTTTTTTAATAGGTTCACACCAAAATTTTACGTATAAATTAGCATTAGTTGGAATAGTAGGATATTCCCGTATATGTAAATCCTGCGCATGTATATATCCTTCCACAGCACATTTATTATGCGTCTCATATATATTTATAGGAAGTGGGTCTTTACACGATTGACTTGTCCCTAGAACTATACACGCTTGTAACACTAGTCCATATAGTAAATTCATAATATACTTATATATAGTAATTTTAATTATTGGTATATTATATTTATTGGCCTCTACAGTCGGATTAGAAAACTTTTTTTGTTTATCTTCTACTATAGTGTCCCTTTATTAATTTATCCGTTTGTATACTTTATCCGTTAGCAAAAACTCCCCCTACCAGAGTACGCAACATGCATGCATGTATTTCGTAAATCTCTTATTTTACACCCAGGTCGAAATATATTGAAATATTTTGTGGGAGAAAAAACGTTTTTCTCTTTAATTACTATCCTCGTGCAATAACGCGAGAAATAAAAATAAAGAATATAAAATCTTTATTTAAAATTTGATAAGTAGAGAGTAGTGTTATTTGATTCATTTTGATTATTAATCATTTTATTCGTTGTAATATATTGTAATATTTTGTTACTAAAAAATTAAATTTATTTGTGTACAAAACAGATAAAATAAATATTATAGATATTGAATATATAAAAAAAATATATTCGTTGATTTAATAAAATGGAGTTATAAAATGAAAAAATCTAATCGATTTTATTCATTTACTCTTGATGAATCAACTCTGACGCAGAAATTAACACCTCAAATCGTTCAGATTTTTAGTGCGATTTTGAAAAGTGGTATTTCTGAGTTCGCTGAAGCTGATTTGAAAAAATTAGTCGAAGATGCGAAAAAAGATGGAGTTTTGAAAACTCGTCAATCGAGTTGGAGAATTTTCTCTTACTATCGCGCGAACATGATTTCTGATGGATTTCTACACATGAAATCTGAAGAAATTAAACCAGAAGTTGAAACATCGCAAGTAGTAAATGCATAAAAATAATAAGCGCGCGGGAGAAATCTCGCGCGTTTTTTTTGTAAAGCTACGATTTTAACGAGTCGGATGTAGCAAAACTACAAACGGAATAATGCATTCTCGTTCAATTTATCTGTTCCCTGAATTAAATTTTAAAATTATAATATATAAAGAGTTAAACAATGGAGGCTACATGCAAATCTTTAACTTTAAAGTTCTCATTGGTGGCACGATTACCAAAGAGATTACAACAAAAGATCTAAATGATGAAGATGTTGATGGTTTTCAAGTTGTTAATAACGGAAAAACATACAACTGCTCAATTCTAGGTGATGAAGAAGGTAATTATCCTGGAGCTTTAGAAATAACGGTTGCATCATGAAAATAAAAGTTGTTGCAATTGTTGATACAGGAGATGACGAAAATATAGTATACGACGGATTATCTATGGAAAATTCAGTCGGATTACTAGGAACGGTCGTTGATTGGAATGTAGAATATAATATAAAAGAAACGGAGGTCGAAAAATGTCGCACTTCTTAGGCAAAGTCGTTAAGCTTATCAAGACGCATAAACCAAAAGATGATGGTGAACGTGATATGTTAGAACGATTTGAAACACATACTACCTTATTTGTCCGAATGGAGACAATGAGAGTAGCTAAACCAAAACCAGCGATACAATTACCACTTTTTAAATCTTAGCTCCGAAGCTCCCTTATGGATTACTATAAGGGAGTTTTTAAACAATTTTTTTAAAAAAACTATCTAAAGTTACCAATATACTAATAATCTTACTAAACAGATGCAAAATTATTATTGATATTCTTACTAAATATTCATTATTGGTATTATATATTGGGACTCACGGAATTATTGGGCCCGTTAATAATAATCCGTTTACAATAGTTATTATTCATTATATATCTAGATATATATTAATTACGAGGTAAATTTATGAAGCAATATATTATTTACCTAGCTATAATTGGTATACCTGTAGCTTTTATGTTCTTCTTAGGATATATTGGCTACTTGTTACGTTAAACAATCAGAGAGGAGAAAAGCGTATGGTCGCAAACGTAGAAACAATGGCTTATGCTGGACAAGTTCCTTGGCACGGTCTCGGACACAAAGTCGGAGAGGATGTAACTCCTGAACAAATGGAGTTAGTTGCTGGTTTGGATTGGAAAGTTAATAAAGTTCCGTTCCAGAACCCAGTTACGGGTGAAAAATCCGATTCTTATTTCGTCTTAGTTCGTGATTCGGATGGAAAGGAATTAAGTCCATGTGGTCATCAATACGTTCCTGTGCAGAACAGACAAGCGCTTGGATTCTTCAAGAAGTTCACTGAATCTGGTGATATGACTCTCGAAACTGCGGGATCTCTTGATGGAGGACGAAGAATATTCGTATTAGCGAAGACTTCTGAGTCATTCTCCATTAAGGGTAAAGATAAAGTAGATTCTTATTTACTTTGTTATCATCCGCATATTTGGGGTCAGTCGCTTAAGATCATGTGGACTCCGATCCGTGTCGTATGTCAAAATACTTTGACGATGGCACTTGATAGTAAACAATCCGAGTTCCGTATGCCGCACATCCAAGAATTTGATGTCGGTGTTCAGTTTCAAGCTGAACGAGCTCTCGGGTTAGCTCATAACAGAATGGAGACATTCAAAGAGCAAGCTGAACTATTATCTTCCAAGGAATTCACAGACAAAGAGCTGTGGAAATATTGGATTATGTTGTTTCAGCCATCTCTTAAAAATGAGCCGAATCCAACGCCTGAAATGTTTAATCGAACCATGGAATACTTGAGTAATGTTATTCTTACTCAACCGGGTTCGACGGTCGCTAAAAATACATGGTGGCAAGCTTTTAATGCTGTCACGTATTATATGGACCACCAATCAGGACGAGATCGAGATGCCACAATGACGTCGGTATGGCTAGGTCAAAAAGCCGCGGTTAAAAGACGCGCATTAGAGTCTGCTGTCACAATGGCACAGAACTAATAAATCCGTGATTCGGGGCTAAAATGGCCCCGATTCGCATACTTTCCCGCCCCATAGATGACCATAGATTAACGATTTAAACCTTTTATGATATAGACTATGGATTAAATTAATCCGTAATATTAATAATTAATCCGTTTACAATTTATTCAATATATAATAGTATAATAATGGATCTCGTTTAGTAATTTTCCGATCCTTAAATTTGTCAAATTACTAAGTTGTTTAAACATGGTGGGACCGCGATTGGGGTTTCAAATAGAGCACCGGGCTCCGGAGTTTAGCTCTGTTCCCTGCAATCCCTGTTCCACCACTTAACAGAGAGAAGAAACGATGGAAAAACAATATATAATACTTGAGCCTGGACTTACTTACTTAAGAAAAGAGCAAGTTGTTACAGAGTCCTACTTAAATAAAGCTAAAAAAGAATTCGACTTTAATTCAAAGTTTAATTCGACTGACGAGAAACATCAGCCATTTACTTACAAAGAATATCATGGTTGATTTAATTAAAAAAACAGATCGCCAGTATAAGACTAAACCGAGGTTCCATGAGCGTAGAGCAACAGACGCAGGTTTATGTATCTGGCAACTTAACAGGATGCTTAGAGGGACTGGTTATAAAATAGAACGATTAGGCAAAATTCAATCAGTTGTGGAATTGTTATTAGTTCCCACTGGTTATAAAGATGTTGAAATTATAAGTCCATTCACAGGATGCTTTTATGTAAGACATTTTTCTCATACAAGAACTTATTCTGGTTATGATAGTATTAAATTCTGGAATCGTGTGATAAATAGAATGCTTGAAGCAAGACATCGTTCTAAGAAATGGTTAGTAGAAGAGTTTAAACAACGTATCAAAGATTGCTATCCTAATATTCATGAACGAAGACAAAGAGCCGAGGAGTTGTATTTAATACATTATGACAGATATTGGAGCAAGCATTATAATGGTTCTACTATTACTTCCATTCGAAGAGACGTTTAAAGTTGATAGTAAACTATGGATATATAAATTTAAAGTCCCTAGTTGTGAATATGATATTCATGAACATACAAAATTCCACGAAGATATAAATAAACATGAACTAGTGATAAAAGGAAAAAAATGGCAATTAGTCGGCACAATATGTTAATTATTCCGTTTACTTTTAAAATTATTTATATTATATTAAAGACAGGATACAGGGAGTTATTCCAAATCCTGTCGACTATTAAATCAACGGGGTGGGAGCGCGAGAGTTAACCCACCCTAAATTAGAGATACGATGAGAACAAAAGAAAAATGGACATATATATTTAAGGACCCGGATTTAGACTTAGATGCTAATCAACGTCATTTAGATACTCGTCTTCCAAAGCAAGCTTTAGGTATTGCTAAGATACTTAAAAAGTTAGGAGCTATACGAAGACCTGAGTTATTAGGTGAAATGCAGAATGTAATTAGAACTAAGCAACGTGGTGGTGCAAATAGAATTTTAGCTTATTACCAAGGGTTATTAACTAAAAGGAATATAATAGAAGTAAGAAAACAGCCTGACTAACAGAGAGGAGTACAAATGGCTAATGCAAGAGGAAAAGAGATAGATAATACTCATTTAAGTATTGACCAAGCCGAGGAGCGAGGTTTTATACACAGGGATTACATTGCACATTGTTTAAGATGGACACATGTTGCAAAATATCTTCATTTACAATCAAGATATAAATCAGCAAGAATATTAGATATAGGATGTGGTAAAGACATGCCACTAGCTAAAATGCTTATGACAAGCAGAATAGCACCTGAACAATACTTAGGAATTGAATATAATAAGATGGAAATTCCAAGTATGTATAATAAAACTAAGTTTACACCTGGTTTAATTTCAGGAATTGATTTCACAAAGATAGTACCTGGAGAAGTTCCTGGCGGATTACAATATAATTATAGTGTATGTTTTGAAGTGTTAGAACACGTCGAACCTATTAAAGCAATAGAGATATTACAGCATATTCCTAAATTTTTAGCTGAAGATTCTGTTTCATGGTTCTCAACTCCATGCTGGGATGAGAAAGTTGGTGCTGCCGCTAATCATGTTAACGAAATGACGTATGAGGCATTTGGCTCTTTACTAGAGGAAATGGGTTATAAGATATTAAGTAAGTGGGGAACATTTGCTTCTATTAAAGATTACAAAGATAAATTATTGACAAATTTTGATTGGAACGTTATGTTTACAAAATTAAGAGAATATTACGATTCAAATTATTTAGCAACTGTATTTGCTCCTATGTTTCCTGAGCATTCAAGAAACTGCTTATGGGAAACTCAATATGTAGGTAAATTAACAAATGAGGAGAGACAATTTCCTCATATAACTAAAATAGAAGGAAGGTTAGGTAGTTCAGAGAGATGGCGAGAAATAACAAAATGCGTAGACTGCGTCCGGGATTATTTAAAGACATAGTCGCGTTTCATAAGAAATTTAAACTAGGATATTCAGGACCTCCTAGAAAATTAGAAATTGATATAGCGAGAGCTAGATATAGACATCAATTTGAAGAGCTTCAAGAGTTATCTAAAGCTATTCACACTGGGGATTTAGAGGGAACTTTAGATGCTTTAGTAGATATAGTTTATGTTGCAATAGGAACTGCTTATTTAAGTGGATTAGATTTTGATGAGGCATGGAAACGTGTTCATAAAGCAAATATGAAAAAGATTAGGTGTGCAACAAAAAGATCACCTATAGATATTGTTAAACCAATTGGCTGGAAAGCTCCTAACTTGAAAGATTTATGCAAATAATAGTATTAGATGGACCGGATGCCGTAGGCAAAACAACAATTGCCAAGGAGTTTATTAAGAAGTTTCCTAATACAAAATATATTCATAACACTTATCGATGGAAAGATAAGATATTTGATTACCACACAGCTGTTATGAAGCTAGCAAGTAAGTGGGCTCAAACACATAACGTCATTATTGATAGATGGTGGCCGAGTGAAGCTTGTTATGCTAGTGTATATAGAAATACGAGTGCGTGGCCATTACAAGGGAGGTTTCATGAAAGGTTAGCTCTTAAATATGGCGTTGTTTATCTATTGTGTTTGCCTGATCAGAATACATTAGATAGACACGCTGAAATGAAAAAGGTTCGAGATGAGATGTATGATAACATTGAAGACTTATGTAATATTTATTACAAATTATATTATGGAGATTTAAACCATAAAGACAAGGGTAATTACATTGATAAGTTAATACTATCTGGAGGAGTTAAAGATATTCCTTACTATATACCATATACTATTGAAAGATGGGGAGCTCACTTAGATACATTTTTAGACTTAGTTATGCATGTTGCAACTGAAATGAGAGAAAGCCAGTTTCAAGATGCTCTTTCACATTTAGAACACAATATACTAGGACATTCTAAATTTGCTAAATATATGTTTGTTGGAGATAGAGTGAACCCTAAATACAGAGACATATTTTGGCCATTTTTTGAGTATGGTCATTCTAGTTTATATTTTACTGAAGCTTTGCATGATTTATGGATTAATGAGAGAGATTATATGTGGACAAATGCTTATGATAAAGATGGAAATATTGATCTTAAGTATGCAGAACTTGCTAGAGAGCGGGGTATAGAGTTAATTGCCCTAGGAGAGAATGCTATTCGTGCTTTGAAACAAAAGAAATTGGAGCCAGATGAAGTCATGAAACATCCATCGTACTATAAACGGTTTAATGGAACTAAAAATCATGCTATAATAAAGGACTTAAAAGGAGTATTATGTTAAACGGATATACTGCTAATGATGAATGGATAAGAACTCTAGCTGCTATACTTAAAAATAAGAAAAATATAGACCCTAGAGGACATGAAACGTATGAAATTTTAAATCATTCAACATGTGTTGATATGACACAACCTATAGTTACATTTCAAGAAAGATGTATGGGAACTGATATGCATAAATTTATGCCTGCAGAAGCTGCATTTATTTTAACAGGCAGAAATACAGTTGGAATGATTGCTAAGTATTCTAAATTAATAACTACATTTTCTGATGATGGATATTTCTTTAATGGAGCGTATGGTCCAAGGTTAATAACTCAATTTACATATATTGTTGATGAATTAATTAAAGATATAAACACAAGACAAGCTGTTGCGACTATTTGGGAACCTAATCCAAGAACAAGTTTAGATATTCCTTGCACTGTTTCTGTTCAATTTCTAGTTAGAGATAATAAACTTCATTGCATAGATACAATGAGGTCTAGTGATGCATGGTTAGGTTGGCCGTTTGACATCTTTAATTTTTCAATGTGTTCGGCCTTTATCTCCCTATTATATAAGTTAAGAACTGGTCATGCATTACCACTAGGCAATATTTATCTAAATGCTTCAAGTCAACACCTATACACGAAAGATTATGAAAAAGTTATAAAGGTATTAGAAAATCCAAAAACAATAGGATATATACCTTTTGATATTAATAATTTTAATCATCCAAAAGAATTAACTCAATGGCTAATTGATAAAGCAGATAGTGGAACTCTTATTGAATATCCAGAATTAAAAGAAAATAATGAATACAAACCATTACCCGGTAATTAATGAGAGACCTAGCAAAGAGACTTACTTCCTGGCTATGGCAAAACTTGTGTCGACTCGCGGCACGTGTAAACGTCGTAGGTGTGGTTGTGTTTTGGTCGATCGTATTGGTCGTGTGCTTGCTACGGGCTACAATGGTAATGGGAGAGGACAAAAACATTGTATTGATGCACCATGTGAAGGAGCAAAATACAAAAGTGGAGAAGGTCTTGAAAAGTGTGAAGCAATACACGCCGAACAAAATGCCATCCTTCAGTGTACAAATACTGAAGAAATTGAAAAAGCTTATATTACCTTAAGTCCGTGTGTGACTTGTGTAAAGCTTTTATTAAACACGTCCTGCAAGGAAATCGTCTTCCTTGAAGAGTACGTAAATAAAGACGCAGAGAGAATATGGAAGAATGCCAATAGAATATGGAAATCAGCAGTTACCGCTCTGGAAACCAGAGTCGAAGTGGACCCCTCCACAGGTTTTCCCAGACTTGTCTGGAGCAAAACTAATCGCGATTGATTGTGAAACTTACGATCCAAACTTATTAACAAATGGACCGGGAGGAGTAAGAAAAGATGGTCGTTTAATTGGAATTAGTGTTGCATCGGATACAGGATTTAGAGGATACTTTCCTTTTGGTCATGCTGGAGAAGGAAATCTTAATCGTAATAAAGTTTTACAGTGGGCTAAAGAACAATTTAAAAAACCAATTGATAAGGTAGGAGCTAATATTCTTTATGATTTAGAATGGCTTAGAACTGTTGGTATTGAGGTTAAAGGTAATTTATATGATATACAAGTTGCAGAACCTCTTATAGACGAAGAAAGAAAAGAAGGGTACTCTCTTCAAGTTTTATCAGAAAGATATTTAGGAAGAGGTAAAGATGAATCATTATTAAATGCAGCAGCTCAAGCTTATAATATTAATCCTAAGAAAGAGATGTGGAAACTTCCTGCTCATTATGTAGGAGAATATGCAGAGATAGATGCTGTTAATACCTTAGAAATATTTAAAAAACAATTGCCTATTCTTAAAGAACAAGATTTAATGGGTATTTTTAAGTTAGAGACTGATTTAATTCCTTTAATTTTAGAAATGAGATTTAAAGGAGTTAAGATAGATATTAATAAAGCAGAAAAATTAAATAAAAAATATAAAAAAGAAGAATCTAGATTATTAAAATATTTAAGAGATTTTGCTGGTTTTCCAGTTGAACCTTGGAGTAATCAACAATTAGGAGTTGTGTGTGAACGTAACAAGATATGGTTTCCTCAAACACAAGCTGGAAATCCTTCTTTTACAGGAGATTTTTTAGAAGGTAGTAAAGAAATGTTTCTCACTTCTGTTGCTGAATTTAGAAAAGTAAATAAAATGAGAAGAGATTTTATAGATAAAGTGTGTCTTAATATGAATGTTGATGGTCGTATTCATGCTCAGTTTCATCAATTAAGAAAAGATTCAGATGGAACGAGGACTGGGAGATTTAGTTCAAGCAATCCTAACTTACAACAAATACCAGCAAGAGATGAGTACTGGGGACCTTTAATACGGTCTTTATTTTTACCTGATGGACCGACAGAACATGGTAAAACTCATGGTAGAAATCAATGGTTTAGATTAGACTATAATCAACAAGAACCTAGAATGCTAGTACATTATGCTAGATTAAGAGCAATTAAAGGTTCAAGAGAAGCATGTGAAGCTTACCAAGAAAAAGATGCAGATTTTCATACATTGGTAGCTGAAATGGCAGGCATAAAGAGAAAAGTAGCTAAGACTATAAACTTAGGAATTATGTATGGTATGGGAACATTCAAGCTAGGACAAATGTTAGGTTTAAATTATAATGATGCCACAATTCTGCTCGAAAAATATCATGAAAAAGTCCCATTTGTTAAGGGGCTATCGCATGAAGCTAGTAAAGCAGCAACATATCGTGGCGAAATTAAGACATTACTAGGAAGAAAAAGACATTTTCATTTTTGGGAACCTGCTGATTCAACTTTAAAATGGCCAAATAAAGAAATGCCATTAAGAAAAGAAGATGCAGAAAAAATATGGTCGGGTAGACCTTTAAGAAGAGCGTATACGCATAAGGCTTTAAATGCTTTAATACAAGGAGCATCAGCTGATTTAACTAAGAAAGCAATGTTAATGTTGTATAATGAATTAAAAATAGTTCCGCATATCCAAGTGCACGATGAAATAGATATTACACACGCAGATAATCCATTAATAAAATCAGTCATAGAAATTATGGAAAATTGTGTATCACTTGAAGTTCCATTAAAAGTATCTGTAGAAAAAGGTCGTTCCTGGGGAGAAGCAAAATAATGTGGGTGTTTACTAATCACGGATTTTATAGTATAGTAAAGATACTAGATACGAACCCAGAAAAATTTTGGATTAGATCTAGGCGTAAAGAACACTTAAATACTTATTTTAGCGAGGAGAGAATATTAGAATCGAATGGAAGTGATTATCAATACCGTGTTGAAATTAGTAAGGAAGAATTAAGTGAAATATTTTCTTATTTACCACAAGAAATTGATTACACTAATTTTAAAGATTCCATTAAAGATAAACCATTACATCATGCAGCTAAACTTGTTTGGCTCGGGGTCTACGGAGCGTTAGATGAACGAGAAGGAACTATGGCAACTAATAAGGAGAAACGTACCAGGTCACCTTCTGAGAATAGAGAATCTGATGGGAGCAGGAATTCCGGATTGTCATCTGACACACAAGGGAAAACAGGTGTGGTTAGAATTGAAGATTGGAAAAGGAAATAATGTACAATTTCAAAATTCACAAATTGCATTTTTTAATGAAGCTAAAAAACATGGATCACCTTGTAAGGTACTCATGCGGAAAAATGATTTATTATATCTTATTAACAGTGAAGTTATTATTAATTCGGTTTACAAAAGTATTAAAGGTGATAGAGTGTCAATTAATATCAATGAACTATCTCAGGCATGGATATGGGGAATGCCGTGGAAATGGACTGAGATTACTCAAAGGATATATGAATAGAGAGTAGAATGGCAGTATATGTAGTACAAGAGGTTCCGAATAGAAATGTGCTTCCTGCACAAAAATATGGTGAGCTCGTTTTAATGTTACCACCAGGAGATGTGGTTCTTTCTGCAGCCCCTACAGTTAGTCGTCTACGAAAAAAACTAAAAGACTTTAATGATGATGATTATATTCTAACTATGGGAGATCCAATAGCAATAGCGTTAGCTGGAGCAATAGCTAGTGATATTAATAATGGAAAAGTAAGATTTCTTAAATGGGATCGTCAAGAAAGAATTTATTATCCAGTTAAAGCTAACATATATGGAAAGGCAGCATGACAAATAAAGTAATACTAGAAAAAGATGATAAACAAACAGTAACTAATACAGAGATGGTTGAAGTTTCTGAGTTAGTAAGTACAATACAAGATACACAAGATCAAATTGATGAAATAGAAGATAAGTTAAAAGCTAAAAAAGAAGTTTATAGAAGATTAACTGAAGAAGATCTTCCTACTAAATTTGCTTCTATGAATTTATCTAAATTAGAAATGGAGAATGGTGATAAGATAGAAGTTAAACCTGTCTATCGTGGACATATCAGCAAGAAAAATCAAGATGCAGCTTTTAAATGGTTAAGATCTAATAATCATGCTGATTTAATTAAAAATGAAGTTAAAGTTGGTTTTGGTAAGGGAGAAGATATTGGAGCCATGAGAATTAAAAAATTCCTTAACGAACAAGGATATAGTTTCACTGATAAGGAGGCTGTTCACCCACAGTCTTTGAGTGCATTCATCAGAGAACAAACAGAGAAGGGGAAAGCCCTACCTCATGATCTGTTGGGTGTTCATATAGGGCAAACAACTAAAATAAAGAGAGGAGAATAGCATGTCAAATCAAGTTGCTACAAAAACGACTGGCGCTTTAGCAAAAATAAATTTTGCAGAAGACGCTAATATAGGTCTTGAGAAAATGACAGCTCAAGATTTAGCTATTCCTTTTCTTGCGTTGATTCAAAAGACTAGTCCTCAGATTGAAGAAATTGAAGGGTGCAAACCTGGAATGATCTACAATACTGTGAGCAGTAAACTTTATAAAGAATTAATTGTATTACCTTGCGGTTACAAAAGATCTTTTGTAGAGTGGACGCCAAGAGAAAAAGGCGGAGGTTATGTAGGTGAACACTTACCTGGCTCTGAAATTACTCTTAAACCTCGTAATGAACGAGGGGAAATAGTTCTTGAGAATGGAAACATATTAGTAGAAACAGCATATCAATTTGTTCTTGCTTTAGACGGCAATCATAGTGAGACTGCTGTAATTAGTATGAGTTCAACTCAATTGAAAAAAGCAAGAAGATGGAACAGTATGATGATGGGACTTAAAGTTCCACATCCAAACGGTACAATGGTTACTCCTGCATCTTTTAGTCATAAGTATAAGATTAAAACTGTGGCTGAAAAGAACGATAAGGGATCGTGGTACGGCTGGGATATTACAATGTTAGAACCAGTTAAGGAAACCAATCTGTATCAAATGGCAAAAACGTTTGCTGGTAGTGTAAGAAGCAATGAAGTTAAAGTTGCTCCGCCGAGTAAAGACGACACAAAACCAAAGAACGACTTTTAAAGGTAGAGGCCGGTTATGGAGAATAGATTTAATTCTCTCTTTGCCGGCCTTGAACGAGCCCACGGTACATACGAAATAAAAGATTCCCGTGCCGATGGAAAACTTACGGGCAAGGCCATTACAGTCAGAGAGAATGTAACATTACAACATTGGAAAGATCACCTGTCAGGTGTTAAAGGACTAGGGATTATTCCTATTAATGATGAATCTAAAGTCAAATTTGGAGCTATTGATGTTGATGAATATGCTGAATTAGATTTAAAAGAATTATCAAAAAAATTAAAAGACTTAAAATTACCTTTGATTCCTTGTAGATCAAAATCTGGAGGAGTTCATTTATATTTATTCTGCAAAGAATGGTTGCCCGCTCAATTAATCAAAACAAAATTAGAAGAATTATCAGCAGCATTAGGGTTTGGTGGATGCGAAGTATTTCCTAAACAAATTCAAATATTAGCTGAAAGAGGAGATGTTGGTGGTTGGATTAATATGCCATACTTTAATTGTAATGATACAAAAAGATTTGCAATATTAGATGGAAATAATTTATCTCCTGAACAGTTCTTAGAGTTAGCAGAATCTAAATTATTAAGTCTTGAGGAGGTAAAATTACTTAAGATTGAAGTTAACTCTGAGTTAAAAGAGGGACCACCTTGTTTACAAGTATTAACTAAGCAAGGATTTCCTGAAGGAACTAGGAATAATGGGCTATTTAATATGGCTGTCTATGCTAGAAAAGCTTTTCCAGATAACTGGCAAGCTAAGGTAGAAAGTTATAACATTAAGTTTATGGACCCTCCATTAAAGAGTACTGAGGTTTTAGAAGTTATTAAATCAGCTTCTAAGAAAACTTATCAGTATACGTGTAGCCGGGCTCCTATTGCGCCTCATTGCAATTCATCCGTTTGTAAACTCCGAAAGCATGGGATCGGAAATGATGGACGTATGCCGGCTATACATTCTTTAACAAAATATAATTCTAACCCGCCTATTTGGTTTATTGATATTGAAGGTAGTGGTAGAATAGAACTAGATACAGATGATCTTCAAAATCAACGTAGGTTTCAAAAGAAATGTATGGAAAAATTAAATATGATGCCTACAAAAATGAATGATAATTCATGGAATCAGCTCATTAATCATTTATTTGAGAACCTAAATGTGATAGAAGCACCTGTAGATGCTAGTTCTATTGGTCAATTATTTGAACTTATAGAAAGATTCTGTACTAGTAGAGCACAAGCATTAAGTAAAGACGAAATATTGCTTGGAAAACCTTGGACTGAGGAAGATAAGCACTATTTTAGAATTTCAGATTTGATGGCGTTCTTTGATCGTCAACATTTTAGAGAGTTTAAAGTTCATCAAGTAACTTCACTCCTAAAACAAAAGAAAGCTGAGCATCATTTCTGGAATATAAAAGGAAAAGGAGTTAACTTATGGTCATTACCTGCTTTTGCAAAACAAGAGAATGGTCATGATATACCTAAGGATGTAGAAGATGACAAGGAAGAAGTACCGTTTTAAAAGAAAACCTGGCATGGCTGAAGCAGATACTTATGCTCAGGTTGAAGTTACTTGGATTGATCCTATGTCTGATTCATCTTGGTTAGAGATTAAAGAATTTTTAAAAATGAAACCTGCAACATGTAAAACAACTGGAAGATTATACACAAGAAAAAATGGTTGTACTTATATTTTTGGAGATTGGTCCAGTGACAAAGAAGGAAATATAGATACTGTTGGAAATGTTACTGTGATTCCAAATAGTTTAATTGAGGAGATTAAGGTAAAGAAATGATGACCGATAAAGATTGTAAAGAAACCGACGAAATGATAACAAAATTAAAAAAAGAAAAAGAGAGAGAATTAGCTTTAAAAAAATTTAAGGAAAGAGGTGGTAAGATTGAAAAATTAAAACCTCAAAGAATAACCGCTCAAATGAAACGTGATAATAGAATATGAGTAGAGAAGAAGATAGTACTTTTGAGAATGAAGTTAGAGCTCTTAAAAAAGAGGTGAAAGAGCTAAAGCACAGATTAAAAGAGCAAAGAGAAATAAGTCAAGGTCATAGAAAAATTATAGGAGAAACTTACAAAGAATTAGACAAGAGCAAAAAGAGAGAATGTAAATGCAACACAAAAACCTCAACATCATCCTAGGACCACCTGGTACTGGGAAGACAACTAGATTATTAAATTTAGTTGAACATCATTTAAACGAAGGTGTCAGACCTGAGCACATAGGTTATCTTGCCTTTACTCGCAAAGCTGCTGATGAAGCTGCAGAAAGAGCTTTTGTTAAATTTAATTATACCAAAGAAGATTTACCATATTTTAGAACTATACATAGTTTGTGTTTTCAACAATTAAATCTTAAAAGAAGTGATGTTATGACTAAAACTCATTATCAAGAATTAGGTGATATGCTTGGTTTAGAAGTTGATGGCGGAGTTGATATGGGAGAAGGTCAAGTATTTGGTATGAGGACCGGAGATAAGCTATTCTTTCTAGAAAATTTATCGAGAGTAAAACAAAAAGAGTTAAAAGATGTTTACAATGAATATAATGATGATGATATTAACTGGTTTGAATTAGAGAGATTATCACGAGCTTTAGTTGCCTATAAAGACAAACGTAAGATTATTGACTATACTGATATGTTAATGAAGTGTCTTAAAATTGCCACATTTCCGAAGTTAAGAATATTATTTGTAGATGAAGCACAAGACTTATCAGCAATTCAATGGAACGTAATCAATGAAATAGGTAAACAAACAGAAGTCATGTATGTAGCTGGAGATGACGATCAAGCTATATATAGATGGGCAGGAGCAGATGTTAATCAATTTATTAAACTGGAGGGAAATAGTACTGTATTAAATAAGTCATATAGAGTTCCCTCTTCAATATGGGATTTAGCAACTAAACTTAGTTTAAGAATAGAGTCTAGAATTAAGAAAGAATTTAAAGCAACAGAAGAAAAGGGAGAAGTTAGATGGTATATGGATCCGGAAGACGTGGATATTAGTCAAGGTGACTGGTATTTATTAGCTAGAAATGGCTACATGCTAAATCAATTAGAAAGTATCTGTATTAAAAATGGTTATCCATTTACTATCGTAGGACGTAGGTCACCATTAAGTAGTGAGGCTTTGCAAGCAATACGCTTTTGGACACGATTGTCCAAGGGTGAGTCCATTGTGGGGAGCGGCATTAAGTTAATATATAAATATATGGTGACCCGCTGTCCGCGTGGAATTAACCCCGA